AGTGAATTCCATGTCATGTTTCGATTTGAGGATATGGATTTCACGCCCAGAATCCTCACTGTCACCATTACTCCTAGAAAGGATTTTTCTGAAACCACATTCTATGAGGGGGAACAAATCAGATATTTCGACTTTGTACCGCGCGTGGAAAAAGACGGAAGATATTATCTAAGCCTGGTCCCTATTCCTAACGGAAGTTACTGTGGAGTTATTACTGCGCCAACAATATGTGACGACGATGAAAAATGGATTGGTATCGAATTATGATGACCCCCAAAAACTGGACCACAGGTTAAGGTGGATCGTGATATGATCCGAAAGCTTGTGGAGGAACTCAATTGGCCAGAAAAAGAAGGCTACATAGCAACCAGTTCAAGTTCAAAGTCGCTCTGGAAGCGACCAAAGGACTCAAGACGCTCAACGAGACTGCTAGCAAATAAGCAACTGGAAGAAACAGCTTCTGGAAGAAGGACCGGCGTCTTAAGCAGTCTTGCAGCGCGACAACTGCGGGAGCAGGAAGCCAGAAAACCGAGCTGTACGAGCAAATTGGCCGTGACTGGTATGACGAGACAGGGATAACGGCGAAAGATTTTGTTGACGAACTTGCGGCCCTGGGGGATATCGAAGCCATTGTGCTGCATATCAATTCTGAGGGTGGCAGTGTCTTTGATGGTGTAACCATCTACAACGCGCTCAAACAACATCCCGCAGCAATAGAGGTTCGGGTGGAAGGAATGGCGGCTAGCATTGCCAGTGTTATTGCAATGGCTGGCGATGAAATCATCATGAGCAAAGGCGCAATGATGATGATCCACGGCCCCGCACAATCACTTTGCGGAAAGTACAACTCTGAAGCGATGAAGAGACAGGCAGAAATGCTTGACCAGGTCGCATCCTCTATATCAACCATTTATGAGGCACGTTCTGGAAACTCGGCTGAGGAAATGACCGCCCTTATGTCCACCGATACCTATTTGTCTGCTGATGAAGCTGTTTCAAAAGGCTTTGCCGACAAGGTGGGGAATGAGCAAAAAATCGCCGCATCCTTAACGCCAGATCAGGTCAATCTCGCGCATGTTACGGCTACCTATGAGCACCGATTAGCTTTAGCTGAGGGTGAGAGAAAGGTGCCTGCCAAGCCAGTAAATAGTAAAGGTGCGACCGCAGATATGATCATTGACCTGTGCGCTGAGGCGAAGATGCCGCAGATGGCTGGTGGCATGATCAAGGATCGCCTCACTGAGGTGGCTGCCAAGACGAAGCTTGCCATGTACGGGGACCTACAAAACCGGATTACTGCTGGCGGCCTCGATCCACAAGTATTCATGGCAGATGCTGACAATATCCCAGAACTAGTGGGGAAGATCATTGTTGCTGTGAAGGCTGGATCAACCCCGCAGGTGAATTCGTCAATATCTCCAGATGCGGGTATTCCGCAGAAGAAAGCTCTCAGCACCAAAGAAATCTACGCTAAACGTAACCAGTAACTTTTACTCAAGGATATATTTATGAGCATTAAAAACATGACTACCCGCACGGGCGAATTCATTCTCTCAGATGAAACACGATCCCGTGATGTCGTTCTCGTTTCGGGAGGCCCTTATCAGCCTGGTGAGGTGCTGGGCATTATCACCTCGACTGGTAAGTACAAAAAACACGATCCTGCCAAAGATGATGGCACTGAGGATGCTGTAGCCATTCTCTACGCGGGCAAGGTATCTGGAGCTGATAAAGACTGTGTTGTGATTACACGCGATGCGGAGGTTGACGGGAAGTCTCTGGACTGGGGCAATCTTTCAGCAGACAACAAAGCAGTCGCTATCAACTCACTCGCCAGCGTTGGCATCATCGTACGCTAACCAATAATTTTTAGGAGAAATACTATGTCCATTCTCGACACTTTCAATGATGATGCATTCTCTGTCGTTTCGCTCACAACTGCTGTCAATGCAGCCCCACACGCCCCGTGTGATATTGGCAAATCAAAACTCTTTATCGAAAAGGGTGTGAATTCCATCGACGTAGCCATCGAGTACAAGAATGGCGCGATAATGATGGTGCCAAATTCTGAGCGCGGAGGCACCGGAGTAACGGCAGACAAGCATTCTCGCAAGCTCATCTCTCTTCGGACGCTCCACCTTCCTCAGCGGGACATGATCATGGCGGCTAGTATTCAAGGGTTACGAGCCTTTGGTGAAGAGTCTACTGAGCAGTCCGTAGTTGACTATGTCACTGAGCGGGCTAGTGAGCTTGCGTTGAACTTGGAGACTACCCTGGAGCATCTGCGCGTGGGAGCCATTCAGGGGAAAATTCTTGACGTAGACGGTTCGACCATATACGACCTATTTGAACAGTTTGGCGTTACCCAGCAAGCCAAGGAGTTCGACTTTGATGATGAAGACATGAATACCAGGCAACTCTGCGTCGATGCCAAGCGGTTGAGTGAAAACTCTCTTGGAGCCGCAGCAACCACAGGCTATACCGCCTATTGTTCTAACTCATTTTTTGATGCTCTGGTTGAACATCCGATTACGAAGGAAGCCTACCAGCGGTGGAGTTCTGGAGAGGCACTGCGGGCTGATGTTCGCGATGGTTTCATGTTCGCAGGGATTATGTTTATCGACTATCGTGGGAGCGTTGGCTCCACACCATTCATTGCTGATGGTGAAGCTTATCTTATCCCTGAAGGTGTCCCTGGTCTATTCCGGACCTGGTATGCGCCTGCTGACTATAACGAGACGGCCAATACTATGGGCCTGCCTCTTTATGCCAAGCAGTGGGCAACTGAAGGCGACAAGGGAATAAAGTTGGAGGTTCAGTCTAATCCACTGAGTATCTGCACCCGTCCTGCGTCAGTAATCAAGCTGACCGCGAAGTAATGTCCCTGAGTGACCACAAGAAGGCTCTGGCCACTGAGGTGTTAGCGCACCTTGGTGAGTCAGGGATTCTGCGCCATGACGATAAGGAAATCCCAGTACGGTTTCGCCTCTACAGCAACGTGGAAAGTATTGGCGAACGTGGCGAACTCAAACTTGTTGAGCGCATGATAGGACTGGCAGACACGGTTTCTATTTCAGACAGCGACGTGATCATCTCAGACGGGGCATCCTACAAACTTGGGGATTTGATCGACACGTCCGGCGGTCTCCGAAGGTATATCGTCAAGATGCGATGATTGACATTAGATTCGATGGGTTGGAAAAACTGATAAAGCAACTAGACCCAGCCATTATTGAAAAAGCACAGAGGTCAGCCATCCGTAAAATTGGTGACCAGGCAGCCACTCAGGTTAGCCGAAAGATTAGACAGCATTACCCTGTTTCAGCCACACAGATGCGGGACATCCTCAAAAAGGGAACGTTCCAGCATAGAGGCACCTCAGCAAGAATTCTACGTTATAGCGGAGAGCGCCTCAGTCTGAGACATTTCTCAACTACCAGCAAGGATGCCTACGGGAGTCCCAAAAAGGTAGCACGACCGAGGGTAAAATCTCGGCGAGGTACACGATACGGTGCTCGGACTCGAGATCAGAAAAAGAAGCCTCGCCGTATAGTTAATCGAGGATTCTGGGGTAGAGGCCGGAACAATGGTATTCACCAGATATTCCAACGCTCTGTAGAAGACGACCCACAGTCATCGCTGGTAAAACTCACCGGCCCATCTATTCCGCACATGGTACGCAACACTGACGTGATTGCTGTTTTTGAGGCCTATGTGGGTGCCAACTTGGGTCGAGTATTCCAGCATGAACTAGATCATTTCATGAAAAAAGCCAGAGGCACACGATGATTGCAGACTTATTTATTGATCACTTAAATGGGCAGGGCATGGGGTTTCCAGCATTGCTTGGTAGGGATACCAAGGCCCTCGAAGGTGACGAGAGTGAAATACCAGCTGCTTTTATAATGAGATTTTCTGATACAGGAGACCCCAGCAAGTCAGATGGACCTGTGTTTCAGCAGATATTCACTGACATTCACGTTCTGGTCGGAGCGGGATATTCTGAGATGGAGTCTACACTAAAGACTTTACGGGAGGCCTCACTCGGTTGGCAGCCCAGCGAAGATCACCTACCACTATGGTTTGTCAGTGGAGGTTTCACTGAAAGCATTGCTGGAGTTTCATGGTGGGTTGAGACCTACCGCACCAGTACTCACTTCAATCAATTACTTTAGCCAACAGGAGAAATCACATGGCGCGACATGGCGGCTCTTACTTGCTCGATCCAGTCACAGATAAACGCACCCTCATCACTGACAAATCAGATAAGAGGCCAGCCAAGGAGAAGGTACCCAAACCTGAACAGCTTCCCCCACAAACCACCGAGGACATGAACCATGAAGTATAAGAAAAAGATTCTATTTGTAAAAATAGAGGATTCCTATGGCGTTGACAGCAAGCCAGAAGACACCGCAAAAAATGCAGTGCAGACACATAATCTAGATATTGATCCGTACAAGGGCAATACAGTCAGTATGGAATTAGATGACGACACATTCGGTAGTGATGCTCAAATCAATACTGGACCTAACGCTGGACTTACCTTTGATGTCTATCTGGCAGGTTCCGGTGCGAAAGGTATTGCACCGGCATGGGGGCCACTATTAAGAGCCTGCGGATTTGATGAAACCATAGTGGAGGGCACCAGTGTGGCCTACCAGCCCGTGAGTGAGTCTTTTGAGTCGCTAACTGCGGTCTATATCCAGGATGGTCAATTTCACAAAATCACAGGGGCCTATGGAAACGTTTCTCTCGATTTCCAATCAGGCAGTCTACCTGTCGCATCATTTCAAGTTATCGGCTCCTATGGCAAACCTGTTGCCCTCTCAAAGGTCGCTGATACTACTGCCTTTAAAAACCCCATACCTGTAACAAACGCGAACACACCAACATTCAAGATTGGGGATTACAGTGCTATTTGTAAAGGTTTTCGCTTTGATATGGGGAACGATACAAAATATCGAAATCTCATGGGAGTCGAAGGCGCGGTGATTTCAGATCGCGCCCCAGCAGGGAAGGTGACTATTGAGGCCCCGTCACTGGCAACAAAGGACTTCTATGATCTTGTGGAATCCCATAATGGCATTACCTACTCGACTGTCCAGCTGATCCACGGCACTACAGATGGAAATATCATCGCTGTAGATATGCCGAACGTCCAACTCTCATCCATCGCCCACGAAGACCTCGAGGGTATGCTCGCCTACGCTATGGACATACTGATCCTCAAGAAGGACGCGGCTGGCGATGATGAAATTGTAATCACTCTCACTTAAATCAAAGGAAAATAACCATGTCATTTTTACTTGTACCTGTAGATCAGCTCACCACCCGTGTTGTCATTAAAACTCCTGGTGACAATGGAAAATCTAAAATAGAAGACCTTACTGTAACCTTCAGAAAGATGGCGATTAGCGAACTAGAATCCCATCTCGAAAAAGCGAGAAAGGCGGCGGATGGTACTGACACTGGAACTGAGGTCGAAGAACGTGCCCGAGACTTAGTGAAGGAGGGAATCCTTGACATCACAGGCATAAAAGACGAACACGGTGAAGACATCCCATTCACTGATGAGATACTCGACCAGCTATTTGATATGACCTATGTATCAAATGCACTCGTCAAAGCATTCTATGCGGTCCAGCGCGATGAAAAAGTAAAAAACTAATCGACGCGGGCAGATATTGGGCCGAGCAGAGTATTTCTGCCCGTGACGAAGATGGCGACGAAGAAGACCTTGAGCACATTGACGTGGAATACATTGATGAGCCGCTGCCTGATGATGACTTTTATCTCTGGCCCGAGCATCAGGTAGCACTATCTGTCTTCCTCGCCTGTAAAACACAGTGGAACTTTCTTTCCACAATGAGCGCAACTCAGCGCACAGGACTTAATTACCCAGGAGTAGCTGTTGTTATGGACGCGCACAGCATCGAAAACAAAGGTGAAATTCTAGAGCAGGTTTCACTCATGGAAACAGGTGCACTTTCAGCTTTTAGCGAAGAGTTGGCGCGACAACTGGCACGGCGTAAATAGATATGCAGCTTCACGAAACGGGACTCATTATTACCGGTAATGAGAAGGGTGGTGTGCGTGCCATTAAGGCAACTCGGGAGCAGCTTAAAGCACTCAATGCCACTCAGAAGAAAGGTTCCGCATTTACCCGCCAGCATCGCCGTGAATTAAAGAAGACAAAGAAATCCCTCATGGGACTCTCTCATGTCTATCGCGACCTAAAAACGACGGCGGCAGCATATCTTGGCTTGGTGGGCCTGAAGGCTATCGCCAATGAGTTTCGAAGTTTTGAGAAAGGCCTGGTTGGTGTTGGGAAAACCTCTGATCTCTCTGGACGTGCTTTGGTTGGTCTCGGGGATGACATCACAAATATGTCACTGCGGGTACCAGTCGCTACCAGAGAATTACTCGGGATAGCTGAGGCGGCAGGACAGTTAGGTGTCCGAGGTTCAAGCAATCTCGAAAGGTTTACTGAGACTGTGGCGCGACTTGTTTCAGCAACGGACATGACAGGTGAGGATGGAGCAAAGTTGCTGGCCCGCATTCTAACGGTTACCGGCGAGGGAACAGAGGTCATTGATCGCTTTGGTAGCGTCATAGTCGCTCTGGGTAATAACTTTGCTGCTTCGGAGTCTGAAATTGTCAAGATGACGAACGAGGTCGCACGCGCAACTGCTGTTTATAATCTAAACGCCTATGAAGCCGCTGCTATCGGTGTAGCAATGCGGCAGATGGGTGTCAGGGCGGAAGCTGGTGGTACTGCGGTAGGAAAGGCCTACCGAGCCATTGATGAAGCTCTGAGAGGCACTGGTGATGATCTGGCTGTATTGCAAGAACTGTCGGGAATGACCAGGGAGGAATTGAAGAAATTATTTGACGAGGATGCAACCGCCGTCTTCCTGAAGTTCTCTGAAGGACTTGGCGACATAGTAACAGCAGGTGGGGACGTTACAGGCACACTGGAGCGCATGGGCCTGAAAGGGGAAGAAATACTCAAGGTTCTACCCGTTATCGCCAAGCGGTCGGATGAACTTTCTCGTGCCTTAAATATGGCAGCACACGAGATGGAAGACGGCACTGCGCTGATGGATGAGAGCAACAAGGCATTTGCCACTTTTGATGCTGATATTCTAAAGTCTACGAATCTATTATCCGCTTACGCAACTGTAGTGGGCGAGGATATGGCTGAGGCATATCGAGAGATGGTGTCATCCACCGATGAGTCAAGCGCAAGTATCGAAACGATACGTGAAAATGTAGAGATGGCCAAGGACGGATTAATCATCCTGACAAGTGTACTCGTGGCACGACAAATACCGGCCATGATCACTTATACTGGATCAGCACTTTCTGCAACAATCCAAACTCAAGCTTTCGCAGCTGCTCAGGCCGGATTGACTGGAACCAGCATGATGGCGACTGGGGCCGTTCGAGGTCTAGGTACTGTTATGGCTTTTATGGGTGGGCCTCTAGGCGTGGCACTCGTTGCTGCTGCTGCACTATATGCCTTTAGTAAGAGCGCTGATGATGCCGAAACACCTGCTCTTGCCCTCAAGTCCGCTGTAGACGAATTGGCTGATAGCTTTTCAAATCTAACCAGAGCCGAAGGGCTAAACCAACTGGCCAAAGCGAACCAAAAACTATGGGACCTTCTCGACCAGAAAAAAGCCATCAAGAAGAAATTGGAAGAGGTTGCGTCGAAAAACACTGGCCGTGATCTCACGTTGGGACTTGATGCCGCAAAAATACAAGAACTCCAGCAATCCCTTCTGGCAGTCAATGAAGCTATCACTGAGCAGGAAGTCCGCAGACTAGCTTTGACGCGTGTGACTGAGGATTCCTCAGTCCTGCAAGAAATAGTGATAACCTCGACAAGAATTCAGGCAACCACACTCGAGACTTTAAACGACAAGCAAAAATCCTATATTGAAAGTCTGCGGTTTGAGCATTCAATCATGAAGATGTCTGCCCGTGAGCAGGCGATTCAGATTGCACTTCGGAGAGCGAATACTACTGCTACCAGTGAACTGGGTCAGGAGGTCATCCTGCTCACTGGAGCCTTGTTTGATTATGAGGCAGAGCAAAGAAGGCTGGCAGAGCAAGCAGAACCATTTGCAAAGGCCTGGGAGGAGGCCACCAAGCGGATAGACGCGGCATTTGCAGAGGCATGGAAGGGATCGTTTGATTCCTTTGAGGACTTTGCAGACAGTCTTAAGGATGGACTCAAAACTCTACTGGCGGAATTGGCCCACCAAGCCATCACAAAGCCTATTATCGTCAGTTTCACGAGTTCAGGAGGTTCTTCACTATCCTCGCTGTCTAGTTTTGTAGGCTCTGTGGGTAGCAGTTCTGGTGGTGGGGGCGGCATTCTGAATACAGTTGGGTCTATTGCGGGTGCCTCTGGCCTCAATGCAGGACTCTCTGTAGGCATGGCTGATGCAGCCACGTTTCTGTACAACACTGGATTCGAGGCGGCAGGAACAGGACTTGCCAACTACACATCCTCACTCGCTCAAACTGGTGGCTCCTTTGGGGTAGTTGGTGGTGCAGCCCTCAACATTGGGGCTGGCATGGCCGGTAACTATTTGGGCGGTGAACTAGGTTCTTCTCTTTTTGAGCGCGAACAGGCCACTGGACTTGGGGGCACGGTTGGTGGAATTGTTGGCTCCATTGTTGGAGGGCCTCTCGGAGCATTCGTTGGTTCCTTTCTCGGCAGTATGGCTGACACTGCACTTGGTGATAAAGACTTCGACAGCAAGCGAGTACTCTATGGCGTAACAGGTGGAGGCCGCTTTATTGAGGGCCACGACGTTACAAAAACAGGTGCCAGTGGCCTTGAGTTGGGGCTGATAACGCGCCGTACTGACACGATGGGCCTTGGGGAGGAAGACACGCTTGCTTTTCTGGATGGGTTTTTGGCGCTCGATGCCACTCTTACATCTTTGGCGACATCGCTGGGCGCAGACATTGACCTTTCAGGAGCCACACTCACCAACTCTACCGAACGGGAATATGATAACGGATTGCGGCCTGATGACTTTTTCGGAACGATGGCCAAAGGTGAATTCGACACCGCCGCATTCGAGGATGCTCCCAAAGAATTTATCCAAGCATGGCTTGATGCCACCGTGGACTCGTTTGACGAGGAAATGCAGACCTTTATAGCGTCATTGGATGGCACTGCCGAGGAAATGCTAACGGCACTGGCGGACAAGGTGCATGTGATCGCCTTGCAGAATAATTTTGATAATCTGTTTCTGTCGGCGGATGAACGGGAGTGGGCAAACTTCACCACTGGAGTCGAATTGCTAGAAGCGGAATTCTTATCGCTGACAGGTACCGCTCTGCCCATGACCCGTGAGGCCATGCAGGAATTCGCCGACAGCGTTGACGTTACCAATGAGGCTCTCATAATTGGACTAACCGGACTTGCTCCCGCCATCAATGAATATCTCGTCTGGATGGAGGGAATGAGGCAGGCCATCAACGATGCAGCGACAACTCCAGACGTAACAGTGGAGGCTAACGACTGGATCGAATATCGCGCCCGCCAAATCCTCGAAAACCATCAGGAAGAAGTGCGGCTGCTGAACGAGTCTCATAATCTGAAAATAAAGACTCTTCAGGAAGAGCATCGGATTGGACAACAGTTACTGGCTACAGTGAAGTCACTCTCACTGTCTGATCTGTCACCAATGACCCACCAAGAGCGCTTTAACTTCGCCCAGGCTGAGTTCGCCCAGCTTCAAGTGTTAGCTGAATCTGGAGACCTTGAGGCTGCTGCTGGTCTGGGATCGGCCGCACAGGCGCTGCTGAAAGAAGGTGTCAACATGTATGCCAGTTCCGAGGCATACCAAGTCCTGTTTGAAGATGTGACGCAGTCGTTGATGAACCTTGGCATGGAACTCGGTGGTGAGCGAGATATTCAGAAGGATATAGAATCTCTCACCCGACAGATGGTGAGTGGTATCGATAGTCTGGGCGACCAGATGGCGGATGAGTTGAGTTTCCTCAGCAGTATGGCCACAAGTACCGGCGATATAGCGGACTTATTGAATCTCTTGCCAGAAAAGTTAGCGGATGAGTTGAGCGGCATTATCAAGTCGGATCAGTCATCCAGTGATTCGAGCAGTGGATCACGAGACCCTCTTCGAGACATGTATACAAAGGGTCTTGGCCGAGAAGCTGATGCGGATGGTTATGCTTACTGGGAGGGTCGTATCGCTAATGGTGAAACGATTGCAGATATTCGTAAGGCGTTTATTGCTGCTGCTGCCGGTTCTGGTGAGTCTTACACAGCCTACGCAAAGGGTGGTATCGCTCGAAGTCCGCACATGGGTATTGTCGCCGAGGCTGGACGTGCAGAGGCCATGATCCCGCTCGATAATGGTGACGTGGTTCATGCTCAAATGACCGGTATGAATCTTGATCCTGTCGTCAGCGCTGTGCGGGCTGTCGAGGCCAGACTTTCGGAGTTGCAGGTAGATTTTAATATCCTGTCAGATCGAAGGGATGAGATAGCAGATCGGCAACTCGAGGAAGTACGCCGAGGAAATGACAATCCAACGACTCTGGCTACCGCGTGAGCTTATCTGACGCAGAATATGCCCGTTGGTTGAATTCCAATGGCGAGGACCGTGTTGTTCTTGTGGAACTTGAGCATTCTTCAGGAGTTGAGTATCTGGCCAGTAGACCGTATATCTCGTTACCCAGTGATGATGACCCGCACCGATCCTATGATGATGCCCTCGAGGATACTCTGAATATCAGCAGTTCTCTGGATGGCGTGTTTCGAGTTGGGCGAATTTCTGTTCTCAACGGCGGTGAATATGACGACTGGCGAGAAAAGAACTGGAAGGGTTACAAAATCTGCACTCTTCTTGGTGCTCCGTCATGGTCTCGAGACGATTTCCGCGAGATTATCACTGCCGTTAATAGCGGTCTGTCTGGTTGGGAAAGTGGTCGAGTCACCTTCCAAACACGAGACCAGAAAGTGCTGTTCGAAAAGCCACTCCAAATCATGCCGATTACTTTTGGCCAACCATTCAACGTCAGACCTATTTTGACCAGCAGCGCCACGCACGAATACCAAGTGAATAAAGGTGCAGTTACCAGCGTAGCCGTCAGAGACAACGGACTGTCAGTCGATTTTACTCTGAGCAACGGGAAATTCACGCTCTCAGCACGTCCTCAAGGGGAAGTCAGCGCAGACGTTGTACAGGTTGATAAAACGGCCAAAACTATCATCAATGTTGTTTGCGCTCATTATGGCCAAGAAGCGGATCAGGCAGCTCTTAACGCGCTCCCAGAGCATGTACTGGGCCTCTACTACGATTCAGAGGTGACTGGTACACGAATTCTTGGTGATGTCTGTCAAAGCCTTGGGGCGTACTGGCGAATTGGGCCATCCGGCAAGGTTGAGGTGCTTCAAATGACATCTCCGGCCACGAAACCTGACTTTTCTATCGATGTTGATGATATTGAAATGAGCGGTGTTCGGTTTCTGCGATCCATTGAACCCCACAAGATTTTGACCTTGAAATACCGGCACAATTTCAATCTACACAATCAGGGCAGTGTGGCTGGAGCCGTCACAGATGACATGGCGGAACAGTTGACGACTGAGTGGCGCAGAGTTACGGCTACAAATGCAGTATCTGAGTATCCGCTGGCACAAAACCATGAGATCGAGACCTACCTTGTCGAAAAACAGGATGCCCAGACGGAGTGTGACCGCATTGCTGAATTCCACAGTGTTCGGCGCGATGTTTGGCAGATACGAGGATTTCTATCGCCCGCTCAGGCCCACCCAGGTCAAACGGTTGCTATTAGTCATCCGATGCTCAACAGGAACGCACTCATCTTATCCGTAGACCGCTCAATTACCAGAGCCTCAGTGACACTGGAAGTACTTGTATGATCAAGTTTCTCATCGATGATCTTCATGTCAAAGCCGCCCTCAAGGCAACGACTGAAGGAATGCCCATTGAGAATACGCAGAACAGTTACCGTGCCCGCCCGTGGCGCTCTGCTGGTCTCTCTGATGAAATCATCACGGGGGCGTTTAGCGCACCTAAACGAGCTGACCTCCTAGTCATTGCCCGCCACAACTTCTCACCATCCGCCAAATTGAAACTGGTACTGAAAAAGAAAGACGAAGAGGTTTACGCTTCGGACACAGCCCTGTTTGGCACGATTACACCGCTGGGGACATTTCGAGCTGGCATTGATCCGTGGGGTGGCACCTTTGCAGAGGGACACGACCACTCCACCTATTCACTCACATTTCCTGTAGCCGAGCTCGACAGTTACGAGATACGAATCTCAAACTCTGGTGGTCGCGGCGGTTACCTTGAGATTGGACGGATCATGTTGGGTAAGTCTTGGTCACCGTCAAATACTTTTAGTCGTGGAAACCGACTTCAGCTGATCGATGGGGTAACTCATCGGCGGACGGCTGGTATGTCGCTCCGATCTGAGGGTACAGGAGAGGCTTACCGAGTACTGTCCATCAACCTTGATTGGCTCAAAGATAATGACAAGACAGTCCTGATAGAGGAAATGGGTCGCGTCAGTCGTGGTGGAGAGATGTTTGTATCGGCCTACCCTGATAACACCGGCCAGACTGGTCGCGAATACCAAATGATCTGCAAACGGATCACGAATATCGACCTGCGACACACGCTGCCCCGTTACTGGGATCAAAAATTAACACTCGAGGAAGTATGATGCCCACTTTAGATTTGGATGGAACTGTCTTTGAATATGGCGACAAAGAAGAAATGCTCTCCAAACACCAGAAACAGAAGGAAGTGCTCGAGCAGTTTGCAGAAGACGTTACCGAGAGTCTTGGTGACACGCTTAAACACACAGGCGGCGTGGCAAAAGACTTGGCCGAAACAGCCCATTCTCATACAACTACCAGTGCAATAACCGAGATTGACCTGGCTGACGGGAATTTTCAACCCATCACATTTGACCAGGCAACCAGTCTCAGTATCAAAGGTGCTACCGATGGCGAGGCCTCAGTCCTTGTTTTGCCATTAATTGATGCAAATAAATACACGGTTGGACTGACGGGCTGCAATTTCGACTGGGGCGATGAGGATGCACCCGTACTTACAGCCAATTGTGAAATCACGGCTTACTGCTACGATGGTTCCACGTGGCACGCACAGTTTAGGAATCTAGCATGACAGCCTCAGCACTTCTAGGCGGGAGCGGCAAACCACTTTCAAAGTATGTGGCCCATGCACTGACTGGTTCTGCCTTCCCATTGGCAAGCAAAAATACAAACAACTATCTGCGGATGACGGGTAAAACTGATCTTTCAGTGGTCATCACATTCAGGGTAGATAGTGACGCGACCGATGCCAACCCTATCTTCATAGGCGCACTGGACAAAGTGAAAGACATGCTGCTGGATTTGCGGATTCACCTGACCTCAAGCAGAGATGCAGTTTCGATCCGTACCCATGACCGTTCAGGGGGAATAATAAACGAGATAACCTGTGGCTTCCCAAAGCATACATTCGCTGGGAAATGGCGCACGCTGTTGATCAATATCAGCGCCACCGACTCCATGAAAACGTATGCACGCCTGGGAGATTTTAACCCGCCACGTACGATCATAACTCCCGATGGACAACGAGCATTTCGAAACTACAAGAAATTCTACCTCGGCGGCTATGATAGCGACGGTGAGTGTGATGTGGGGGAAGTCTACGCGGTGGATGAAGATATTGATTTTGCCGATCCAGAAATACTTGCGCTATTTGTCGACCGCAAGGGTTGGCAGCAGGACTTGCAACCAGCTATCGATGTAGGATTAATTCCTCAGCCTCTCGTCCACATGACCTACAAAGACACCGCCAATCTTGGCAAGAATTCAGGGACGCTGGGCGATTTATCAGTGAACGCTTCACGGACGACCATTTCTAAGATTGTCAGTATTAATCACAACGACCGATCATAAGGATAGAACCAATGACTGATTTCTATGCACTCGTTACCAATGGTGAGATCATCCGGCCAGATATTCCCAAAGGTGCAACTATTGATATTGAGATTAATGGCGTGACCGAATCAATGTCACCAGGCGAGTCTGACGAAGATCACATCGCCCTGGGACTTTATCCTCAAAGCGAAGAGGACGACGAGTTTGACTACGATACCCAGAACCTGACTGGTGCAGAATGGGTAGTTGAAGGCACCAAGGTCGTATTGCGCCGGAAGGCCGTGGCACTGGATTTTGCAGATGTTCGGGCGCAGGCGATTGAGTCGGTGAAAGGTGTCTGTGGAGATGCCATACTGGCCTTATATCCTGATTGGAAGCAGCGGAACATGCTGGAAGAGATGTCGCGACTACGGGCCAAGGAAAGTCCCTCAGGGGACGATACAGCGGCTCTCAGTGCATGTCAGAATGCCTGGGATGAAATCAACAGTCTGCGCAATACCTCGAACGAGATGGAAGATGCAGTCAATGCTGCGCCTGACAATCGGTCAGCCATCGATACTGCTGCTGTTTGGGATTAAATCTTGACCCGACAGTAAACCCATGCCTTATTGATCAACCACAATCCAGGATAATTCTCCCGCATGAAGTTGGTGCTGATCTCGTCAGTCATCCCGTTGGCGGTCAGTAATAGTTCTGCCTTAGCTATTCTGGGGTATGTATCAGCAAAATTTGCTGCGATATAGGGGTCGAGTAGGCTTGTGGTGTCTTCAAGCGCTTCAACATCAATACAGAACTCCTGTACGCGCTCCCGCTCCTTCTTCAGGCCCTTGGCATTCGCCTCATCCATACCGTCGAAGAGCATCTCAGCAAACCCCACCATCTCATCATTCATCTGTGCGCCAATTTCAGCATTGACCCGCGCCCTATCTTCGCCTCGCTCAAGTCTGCTATTACGTGAGACCGCAGAGGCCTTGATTTTCCAGAACTGTTGCCACGTCAAACCATAAGGCGCGGGCGTATCAGGGATATGGAGCGTATCCTCAGCGTAGGAACTTGTGATAATGGCAACAAGTAGTAGTGGGAGTAAGAATTTCATAATTTGATCCTCGATTAACGGCAAATTGCGCGGCAGGCATTATGGCTACACAGGGAAGTTGAACTTGTATTCTTCCAGCCGAAATAGCCGGACCAATACTGGATCTGGGTATAGCAGGCGCTGCGGCCATCGCGCTTCTTCTTGGCTGTGGGTTTGGAGCCGTTCTTCAGCTGGCCGTTATAGCCGGTATCGTAGGTGCAGTCTGTTTCATCCCACCAGTTCTCGTAGGGTGTCCAGTTGATCTTTAGGTTTGTAAGGGTACTGTCAGCCGTGAATGGCTGGTCCTGCGGGATCGACAAAAAACCACGGTACCCGTCTTCAATATCATATCGGTAGTCAGAGCCAATATCGCAGTTCTGATAATACGCAGACCAGAGTGGCCCGCAGTAATTAGTCCCGTACATTAATCTCGATCTTGTCTTATGGTGGTCAAGCCCCAGGCAATGACCAATCTCATGCTTGACCGTTCGAGCAACATACGCACGTTCGACTTCGTCATTATAATCCCGCACCACACTGGCATTGGATAGGTTGAGGTATACATGGCACTTCACATGGCCCTTGGTGTACTGCACGTCAGGAAGTCCACTGTGACCCCCGCTAATCTGGTGAAGACAGGCCAGTCCATTTGAGGAAGACTTACCCCTGGTATCGCCTGACCTGCAATTATTGGCATCAGGCACGTTACTTTTGCGGAAGTGAATAATAATCTCGGGATCATTGCTGGAGACGGACCTGGTGGTGGCCGTCAAAGTAATACCGGCATCCCTCTTTACGGTATCCTTCGTTAAGTTATACGCACCGACGAACGCCCACACGTCGTTGCCCACCATTGCGTCCGTGTCGATTTTCCATGACAGCTTGATGTCTCTATCGAAATGCTGAGCCCTGCAACTGTCTGCACTGGTTGAGCCGCAAAAGGCAGATCCCAGCAGTGGGTGATATGTATTTCCTGACTCGTAGCAGACTGAGTAGCCCACAGTGGGAAAGATGATGAAGATGACGGCAAGTAGTAATCTTTGCATTCACCCAGTGTATCCCACCAAGGACTACCTGCAAAACATGGCGTATAATTCACGTCCCAATTCTGGGTGTTAATTAACGAGATTTTAAATATGAAAAAGCTAATCATGTCGATTGCTATAGCAGCAACCTTTGCCACCCAGTCGGTTTCAGCCGATACCTCTGTGGAGAGTGTGGAGAAGTCCGGATATTGGTGTCCGCCAGGCGCATACTGGTGCTGGAGCTGGTAAATCTTAGCCCGCTTCGGCGGGTTTTTTATTGAGCTTTCGCTCCTTGTCCCTCGAGATCGAACGGCCATGCGCTACCTTCTGATCCGCAATCATCTGTTTTCGAGTCCGAGTGGCCCTTACAATCGCCGTACTATTGTCTGCTGAGGTGGCCTGATAGATTTCACCGCCCCTCGCAAGATACTCTTCAACCTGGGCTGAAATCTTCGCGCTGGCCGCCTCCTTTCCTGTATCTGGTGAATCCATGTAATACTCGCAAACCCACAGGATACCCTGTAAATGCTATAATGGCTCTTCATTCGGAAGGGGCCATGAACTCACAAATAGAAGTCTACGAAAGTTTTGATCAGAAGATCAGCAAACTCGCCATTGTCAATGATGGGGAAGAGTGGGGGCTGACCGGCAAGTTCTGTCGAGTCACAGCGGAAGGCGATAACTGGGACGTGTGGTTATGCAATCCCAAAGATTTGACCAAGGGTCTGGGTACCGGCAAGCGGAACAACATCGTCGCTGCAATGGGTGGCGATTGGCACCTACTAGACGGTGAAGCGTGGATCGTAGCGCCGAAAGAACAGATATTGGCGAACCTCAAAACATTAGGTATTCGCGCCAAGAGATTTATTTCAGACGAGCAAAAAGAGGCTTCCAAGAAGCGATTGGCCGAGTACCAGTTCAAGTCCGGTTCAAATGTCCAATCTGACGCATAACGACGCGGCCACAGCGCCCTCACGAGCCATATAGTGGAATGTTCGTGTGGAGGGTCGACTGAATTGCGGATCGTCACCAGAGCGACTGAGACAGTATGCGTTTATGAAGCCTGTTTGGGCTGTGGCAGAGTCTTTATAATGCGCGGACGTGATCCTGATTTGATTGGACCCTGTAGGGTGGATGAGGCTGGCCGTGTAACGCATAATTGACCCATAGTATCTGCGCTATTTAACCAAGGCACCAATCTTAATATCCATTAGGTATATGAATGCCGAGGTACTGACTATCATAGTGGCGACAAGCATTTGACCCAAACGCCAAGTTGATTTATCCATAGAATCACTAATTGCAGCCTGTAAATCTGCCGAAGCCTGTGCTTGTGCGTTAACCAGGTCACGTCTGCTCTGCTCGTCAGCTTCTTGGAGACGGGTAACATTAGCCTCAATGTCTTTGAAGTTTGCATCAATAACCGTGAAGGTATCATTGATACTGCTCAACGCTGAGTTAACATTTCTGAACTCCTCATTAAACCTCGCTTCCTGCCGATCAAAGAGTTCCGCCACCTTCTTAAAGTTATCATCATAGGCAGTCTTCATAATCTCAACCTTTGTATCCACAGGCGTTTCTATACTGGTAGCCTCTGTCATACGCAACCTCAAAATCCCCAAAATATATATTTCAGAACGACCATTATAACGCGAATAGTATAGCGGCCATATAGTCAGATTTTCCCAGAATATATTTGGGATTAATTGGTCGCGGGGAATTCCCCGTGACACCATATATGGAAATCATGAGAACCCGGCCCCCTGTATACGCACCGGAGTCCCTATACCTGACGTTGAAGGGTATGGGGTTACCCGCCCCCCTAGTCTAGCGACACGCCATACTCAACTAGGAGCATGTCCGCGGCTTCGTCAAACAGGTCTGGCAGCCGTATCTTGCTTCCGTCCTGTTTGAACTTAAAGGCTAACGCTTCCAGCTTGGCAAGCTTCTTCGCTGAGATACGGATCTTCGTGCTAACCCGCTCTGCTTTGATTGCGTCCTTAGCCACTGACTCTACCTGTAGTTTGGGCATGGCTTTCTTCTTTGGTTTCATGGTGTATTTCTCTATTGGTTAACTGGGCTATAGATGCACACCCTAACATACCAATGTCCCAATCAACAAATAACTCAATAAACCCATTGACCAATTGGGACATTATGTTATTGTAGCTTCACTGGCCTAGCAGTTACTAGGTGCCTTTGGAGAATACCGCTATGAAAGTACAACAAATGATGAGCCCCCGCTCTTACCGTCCTATCGCCAACCAGTTCGTAATTACTGATACGCCTGATGTTGGGGTGGATACTCAGACCTTCCAGTCATACGACACACTCATTGCCCGTGTTACTTGTGACCATGGTGCTGAGTCTGTTGAGTTAGATGAGAATTACTACGATTACTCTGCGACTACCGGCAAGTATCGTAACCGGTTCCTCGGTGAGGGGATAGCTGATACACGCAAGAAGATCAAGTCTGGCGAATATAAGCTGGTTGATCTCAACTCATGAGTACTGCTAAACCCCTGCACTTTAACGTATCGGCTGAAGTGAGAGCTTTAATCCGTGAGGCAGCAGCCGCTAAACCTCATGCGATAACAGGCTTCACTGTTAAGTTGAAGGATTGGGCTGTTCCTATCCTAGTGAGGGAGTCCTTGCGTGAACTGGGCTACAAATCTCTCGAGGATTGGGTGGATAGCAGGAAAGCCGCCTAGTAGCCACAACAGGGGGCATTCCTTGGAGTGTCCCCGATTGTGCCTACTGGTGCTACTGGCCCAGCAGTACTGGGGATTGGAGAATGACTATGAAACTGTACATACCGATTACTGAGGATGTCTATGTCAGAGATGGCGAGCATGAAAGTATCCCGACTGATGGCTACGCTGTTGCTGAGTTTGACCGATCAGGAAAGATGAACAGCGTACAACGAATGACAGTGACCGATGACGCACCATCTCTCAACATTGAAGAACTAATAGCGGTGGATATACCTTGGTTTATTGGGTGTCTTGACCCAGAAGATATTGCGGCGGGAACCTACACCTTTTTCCCAGGGCGCGTTTTCTTGGGACATATTGGCCCAAACGTCATTTGCCATTTCTTTGAGTTCGATACGGATAATGGGGTTGAAACCAACGCCGCCTGACACACCAAGCCCATTCGAGAGAGTGGGTTTGACTGTATCTATTGGAGAATAACATGCAACCACATATCGTCTGCGCCCGTACTGGGCTTGATTACAAAGTCAGCAAAGTCATTGCCAAGGATGGAGATAGTCAGCTAGTGCTGTCCCAGATATACCCAAAGCAGTGGCAGTTCCTGTCATGGGATATGGAAAGCTCAACTATCTCACAAGTGGGAGAGCAATATGACACTCAAGGACTAGCTCTATTGTATGCCTATGAGTACGCCAAAGGTTATGGTTTTAGATCTACGGATATACTCGTAGAAGCCTAGTAGATCTACTTTCACCCAGCCCACCTGATATGGTGGGCTTTTTTATTGGAGCAGAATATGTCCAGCAAGCAGGTTTATGTGGATGCACCACCGTCCAATATGACGCTATTCCGTAACGCCGCTACCACCTATGGCAAGCGCACAAAGGGTACCGCGATGAAGGTTCGAGAGTGGCTGAAGGTGGTTGCTGTTGAAGCTGCACTCAAAGAACTGGGGTTCTCCACCCTCAAGGAGTGGAATAATCGTGATAATGGTGAAAACCGGTAGCTTCATATCGCAACCAGCCCTGAGAGTAATCCCAGCGCGGGCAAATGGCCCTGTGTGAGGATTGGAGGGGTAATCCTGTGGGTAGGTACAGGGTATAGCTATCGTTTGCTGTGAGGGTGCTGTGAGTGGACTAGAAACCACCTGAGCGGCGTGGCTTTTTGTTCATCCTGGGGTAGGCAAGCATTGATTGCTCTTCCTGCCGCCTTTCCTCTGCCTCGACACGCTGGGCCTGAGCTGTTTTGGCCGCATGCTCCGCTTTTGCAAGTTCGTTTACCCGCGCAATGAAACTCAAATGCTTCTTCTCACTCATACCCTTTGGTTGAGGACAGCCTTTCGCAAGGCTCCAGCCCAGTAATTGTTCAATCTGGTCGCAAGTCTTCATGCTGGCTGGTGTAGGCCACCGCTTACCTCTCTGGGGGTATCGGATGTTGCAGCAGTCCCGACAGCCACCTGGATCGGGATAGAGGTGCTTGGTGGGTTTTGTGCAGATAGGACAGATAAACGTGGGCCTTTGACCAAAGCCAACCTCAGACATTTCCCAAGCAGCTTTTAATCGCCGCTTCCTGTCTTCGAGTTGGAATGTAACCTGTACCACGCCCCCAGCAATCTTCACGTCCAAATCGTCCCCGACTTTGCGGTTATGTCTGACTGTGTATCGCCCAGACTCCATACCGGTAGCTTTGTTGATCGCATGGATGTCTGCACGGGCAATATCGTCTACTTTGGGAACAGAACCCCATTCGGCTTTGGTTGTCTTCATATCAGCCTCTTGTGCGCGGGAAACTCAGGTGAAACTTAGGTTTTCGTTAATCCTATGCATTATAGCTTCAAAAGTAACCAATTTCAGAAGCAATCCCACCTAAAAGCTACACTTCCTTATCAATTAGTTTAACTTATCAATGT